AGTAAGCTAGTTCTTTAGCAATCTCTGGAAGTTCAAATTTAAATAGTAAATCAGTACCATCTATAGTAATAGTAAAATCTGGTATTTGTATATCTGTAATTTCACATTCTACATTTTCATCAGTTTTTATGTCATTATACCATTGCTGTAAAATATACAATTTATCTAAATATCCAACATTTTGTTTTGCTTCTTTTCTTATATGATTATTAATAAATTGTAAAAATTTAGTACTGGCAGCAATTTCATTGTTTATATTTCGAGCAAAGTCTTCAAACTTAGATTGTAATTCTAAGTTTATCTTATTAATTTCAATTTGTTTTTGACTAATTGGTAAAGTTAAATTTAATTTACTTAACTCACTTAGCTTCTGAATTATTGCGTTCATTAATTAGTTTTATTCCCTTTATCAAATATTGTTTAGCTTCTAAGTATGATAGTTGATCAAATGCTTCATATGTAAAATTATATTCTTTCATTAAAAATAATCGTTCATCAATTATATGTTTAAATGAAGTTACAAAAGCTAATTCAATTATTTTAATTATTAAGTCGATATGCAATGTAAATCCACTAACTATAGGACCGATTTCGTATATTGAAATGTTATGTAACTCACTTATATATTCATTTATTTTAGGGCGTAATTGATCATATAATGGTTTGGTAATTAAATTATAATCTGTATTAGCTTTCATATGGTGAATATCATCTTGATATTTTATACTTTTAATACAATGCATAGGTTTACATGTATAATCTATAATATCAGGATAGTCTAATACAAATTCAAAATCATCTATTGTGTGGTTTGTGGGATTACTTTTAGGAATATTTAGTAAAAAATTTTCTTTAAAAATAATTGCTTCTTTTCCATCGTATACTATTTTTATACTACTATCTTTTTCAACAAATCGTTCTTCTTTAATAAATGATAAGATTTCAATAATATTATTACTATTACATAAAGACAGGAATAAATCTAAAAAGTTCTTCTTTCTGTCATTTTCTGAAAAATAAGTTAGTTTTGCGACATTATTATAACTTACCATCTATAGGAGTAATTACGTCATACGTAGAAAATCTCCATCTGGTACCCACAGAACCTATTTTAGTATCTGAACTATACTCTGCAACATTCGCACTAACTATATTATATGGTATACAGTCTTTATATTTGTATATTTTTCGAATAACTGGAGACCCACCTGACGGGCCAAATAATATAGATTTAAATGTAGCTCTTGTAGTTAATTGTTCTTTAGCTATAAAATATATTGTAACTGTTGTTGTTAAATCTATATCATCAAAATTTCCATGTACACTATATAATTGTATCCATGGTCTAATTATAGAATCTACAAAACTAATATTAGTTTCAGAGAATTGTATTTCAAGATCTGTATCAGGATACTCTCTATTATTAACAAATGGACCAACTGGTAAATAACCGTTAATTAATTTACCTTCACTAGCTACAGATAATTTTTCTGTAGTTAAGTCAACACCTGTAGCTAGATACATAAACTCAGGACCTGATATATATCTCTCATAAACAGACTTTGCCTTATTTACCCCTAACGGTTGTGCACCTTCTGTTATACCTAGATTTTTTTGATTTTCGTCAGTAAGGGCTTTAGGAAGATTATCTATCTTTACTAAGAATAAATTTTGAGTGGCAGGAAATGTAGAGAACTCTTTTAATAGTTGAAAGAAAGACTCTCTTAAGTTTCTCTTCTCAAGAGGTGGCATCTCTACATTTGCTCCACCAGGAGCTGCAGTTAGAAAATCAAATAAACCCATTTAAAGTATTTAGGTCAATTAACCTAATACTGCACCGGCTAATTTACCAATTGAGTTAACTGCTGTGTTAAGCTCATTGTCTCTCCTAAAGAACTGATAAGCCATAGTAATTGTAGTTGTTGCAACTTCTCCACTACCAGAGATAGTATAACTAATATCACCACTATTAACAGGAAACACTCCATATAATTTATATGTACGTAATGGTTCGAATTTAGTATCAAGCTGTACTAAAGTGATGGTGCTATTATTATGAAGAACACCATCTCCAGTAGTAGTTTCGTCGTCAAATGTTTCTGTTACCCAATTTTCCATTTGTACGCGAGTATTTGTCGTCGCATCACAATAGAAATCAATAGTAAAACCATCACTGTTATTATAAGATACTGTTCCAGGGATACGGAAAGTAAAGCCATTATACGGTACCTCCTTCGGTGAAATTTGTTTACCAGGAAGTGTCGCTGTTGTAGCGTACACTAGATCATCTTCAGTAAAAACAGGTACACCTTTATTAGAGACATCTAATACACGAAACTGAAAGTCACGTGCAAAGTCTCTTGTTTGAGCTACCTTATAAAAGTCCTTAATTGTTTGTTTAATATCAGCCATGATGTTATAATTATTTAGGTTTCGTCGTTATTATTGACCTGCTATCTCCTCGAAATTAACATCTGTGTTAACAGCGTAGAAGTTAACTAATATAAACTCTGCAGCACGAACTGGCTTCAAATAGATATCTACTCTTAGCTCATTCTGGTCAATAACACTTGCAGGGTTATTCCGACTATCACAAACAATAAGGTAATCATACACTCCTTCTGTTTGCTTGCAGTTCTCAAAAATTGGTGTTAAAGTATTAACTACTTTATTCCTTGTTAAGAACGTATTAGGTTCAAAGACAAAGTATTTCAATGTCTCTCGTGTTCTTTTCTCTAAATCGAGGAACAATCTACGAACATTAACTCTGTCAAATGCCGTTGGTTTTCTTTGTAAGGTCTTCTGACCAAATACAACAATACCTTCAGCAGGGAATTGTGTAACAGGGTTAATTGCAATTCGATATAATTGATCTCTCTGACGTTGAGTTGGGCTAATAGCCACGTCATTTACTCCTGTAACGATCCCACGATTAAAACCAGCAGGAGCGTACCAAGGAGCAAAGTTTGCGTCATTGTTAGCATAAATTTTAGCAGCGACTCCAGAGAATGGAATCCATATTTGATTATCACTTGTGCCATCATATACCTTTGCCCAGTTACCGTAAGTTGTAGCAAAGTTACTATTAGCAAAACCAAATTGATGTCTCATTGGCCAATAAACATGTTGGCTAAAGTTTTTGGTTTTATCATCTAATACTTTACCTCTACTTCCTTGTACTACTAATGGTTTTAATATATCAGCAACAAAAATATGATCTTTTCTTGTTTGTCTTGCAAATGTTTCAAACTTATTGAAAATGGTTCTATAATTATCTCGAAGACTAATTTGATCAGAACCTGTCATATTATCTCCAGTAGTATAAAAACCAGTACCACTTCCATCTACATCAACAAACGCAGTATCATCATAAGCACTTAGACCTTGAGTCTTACCTACTGCAAATACTGTACCTAAGCCTGCTTCAATACTGACGTCGATAGGTAATAGATCTACATTAGAAGCAACATTAAATATTCTATCTAATTTATCAGGAATACTTCCAGTATTTTTACTGCTATTATTATTAACATCACTATAAGCTCCTAAACTTACAAGAGCTGGTGCACCACCAAAGTTTTTACCTGTACCAGTTGGTGCGCTAGCACCTAAAACCTTTTCTAATACAGCTGCATTACTGGCTCCGATTTTATTAGCAACACGTACATATTTCTTTGGTCCATCTCCTGTTGAAGAAGCCCAATCACCAGCGTGCTTAGATATATATGGGTTAACTATTACTTTTACGTTAGGAGAATTTTCTTCAACATCTCCAATAAAAAATGTTTTCTTTTGACCACCGTTTTCGTTTTGAATTTTACGAAATGAGTTTAAAGAACCTGTATAACCTTCTGCAAGGAAGTGAGTTAATGATAAATCAGTATTACTAAACGGTGTATTACGGACTTTAAACAATCCAATATTAATTGTATCAACAAACTCACCACCGTCAATATCAAATTTTGAAAATGTTTCTAAAGTCTTACTCACACTATTCTTTTCAGATGTAGGAGTAGAACTTAGAGCGAATTCATATCTTGATGATGGAATTTCAGTTAAATTACCAAATGTAGTAGACGAACTTGAACTTGTTACAGCTTTTATAGTTCTTATTATATCATGATTAGATGCTGGAGAAACAACACTATTGTCTGTAACACCAACATAATAACCTTCAAAATCATTATTAGTTGCTACTTTTGCTTTGTTTAAAACAATCATACCAGCTCTACCAGGGAACCCTGGGTCAACAGTTCCACCAGCATCATACCAAGTAAAATTCTCATCCTGGGCACTTAAATATTGAGCTCTTGTTAATTCAACGTGTAACGGGTTACCAAGAACAAAATAATTATCTGCTGATAAACTAACTGTATGATTTACAGGAGCTCCTGATAATGCCTGACCAGATACTAACGTATCTCCTGTGACAGTAGCAAATTCCGTCGTAGTAGATGTTAAAGTGAACGTTCCGGAACTATAAGTACCCGTACCATCAATACTTGTATATTTTACTTGACCGTTTGAATCTTGAGTTACTAACTCAAATGTACAACCAGCACCTACATTTGACATGTTTTCAGAACCGATTTGTCCGTCACTAGTATTAAGAGTTATTGTATTATTAGAAATCGCTGTAATAGTAGATGTATTAATACTAGAAACTGGGTAAAATAGGGCACTATACTTTTCAGTACTTTGACCATCTCCAGTACCGTACGGTAATCTAGATACTAAAACATTTGCATCACTGTCAAAAACCTGTTTGGTGGAGTGATAAAAATATCTCTCTGCTGCGTTAGTGGGTTTTCCGTAAATTTCTTCGAATTCAGCAAAGGTGCCAACATTAAAAATTTCATCTGTCGGGCCTTGATTCGAAAATCCCGCAATAAATACGCTCGTACCCAGGGCTGCAGCCGGCCGTTGGGATAAGTCGATTTCTCTAATTTCTACACCAGGTGATTGAATTGTTCTTCTACTCATAGTTAACCTTTGAATTATTTATTGATTTCCAGCCGAATAATTTAGTTGAATTGTTAAAATAAGCTGTATAATATAAATACATGAAGGGTATCATTTTAGCCGGCGGCACAGGGTCAAGAGTTTATCCTAGTACAAAAACAGTCTCTAAGCAGCTTTTACCGATTTATGATAAACCTACAATTTATTATCCTCTATCTACTCTTATAAAATTAGGCATTAAAGATATAATGATTATTACTAATGGTATATCTTATCCTCATTTATTAACAATGTTCAATCAAGCTGATGGAAAACATAAACCATACTTAGGAATTAATTTCACTTTTAAAGTACAACCATCCCCTAAAGGTATAGCCGAAGCGCTTATTATAGCCGAAGAATGGCAAGGAGATGATAATGTATGCTTAGTTCTTGGAGATAATATTTTTACAGGTATAAAAAAACCTACAATTAATGGAAATAAAGCTTGTGTTGTAAGTTATAAAGTGTCAAATCCGTCAGAATACGGTGTAGTTGAATTAAATCCATACGGAGATGTTATTTCTATTGAAGAAAAACCAGATACTCCAATGAGTAATTACGCAGTAACTGGTATTTATTTTTATGATAATACAGCTGGAAAAAGAGCTCGAGCACTTAAACCATCTCCACGAGGAGAATTAGAAATTACAGATTTAAATAAGAGTTATTTAAATGATAACGTGTTAGGACATAATATGTTAAATAGTAATTATGCCTGGTTTGATACTGGAAATCCAGATGAAATGTTTGCTGCATCTATGTATGTTAAATCTATACAAGATAGAACTAATACAATGATTGGTTGTATTGAAGGAGAGGCCTATAAGCAAGGGTTTATTACACACGATGAATTTATAAAAATTAAAAATAAAATGCCGCATTGTTCATACAAGACTAACTTAGTTATGAGTTATTGCTTTGATTAAATATATAAAATGCCAGATAAAGAAGCGAAGCAACCAGAAAATGTTCCCGGACGGTATTATGTAGATGAAGAGTGTATAGACTGTGATCTATGTAGAGAGGAAGCTCCTGATAATTTTACACGTCAAGAGGATGAAGGTTACTCCTATGTATATAAGCAACCGGAAAATGAGGAAGAAGAGGAAATGTGTAAAGAAGCAATGGACAATTGTCCAGTAGAAGCAATAGGTAATGATGGCGACACTTAATAAAAAACAAAAATGTGCATGGTTAGTAGTTATAATTATTATTGCTATAGTAAACGGTATAATTGTTGGTAATTATCTATCATGAAATGGTTTCCAGAGGAAGATCTTAAAATAACAATTATTATTGTTGTTATAGTTACAATAGCAGCAGTACTTTCTAAATTATAAATACTTTCATGGACAGGAGAGCGTTTATAGGTACATTAGGATTGTCATTTGCATTACCAGGTTTAGAATGCTTTGGTAATACTAATACTAATATAAAACGGTTAGGTGTTATTTACGTACCTAATGGTATAAACATGCATCATTGGACACCTAAGCATTATGGAGACATAATGAGTATGCCTGATAGTTTATCTCCTATGCAAGACCATATGGATTATACATCTATAATTTCCGGTCTTACTCATGATAAAGCGCGTGCAAATGGAGACGGGGCAGGGGACCATGCCCGGGCAGCTTCAACTTTTTTGACTGGTATACAAGCTCATAAACATGAATCTAGAATTAGATCAGGGAAATCTGTTGATCAATATTTAGCTGAAAAGTATAATGGTATAACAAGATTTGATAGTTTACAATTTAGTGGTGATAAGTCTAGATTAATAGGTAAATGTGATTCAGGTTATAGTTGTGCTTATCAGTATAATTTATCATGGAAGTCTGCTAATCAACCACTTGCTGCGATGTATAATCCTAGAGATATTTTTAATAGACTTTTTAATGTCACTAAACTCGAGCAAAAAGTAAAATTAAGAAAAAAGTCAATTTTAGATTTTGTTTTAGAAGAAAGTAAGAGTTTAGCAAAAATTGCCTCAGATGCTGATAAAGTTAAATTAGAAGAATATATGTACTCAGTTAGAGAGGTAGAGTTAGAATTAGAGAGAAGAGATAAATTTAATTTAACTAATAATTTTGAACTTAATTTTGATATAGAAAGTAAATCAGATAAATTTAGAATTATGTATAATTTGATGCATTTAGCTTTCTTAACTGATACGTCTAGAGTTATAACATTTTTGACAGCTCATGATGGTTATAATGGTCCGTTTAAAGAAATAGGAATTAGAGAAGGTCATCATAGCTTATCTCACCATCAAAAAGATCCTAAGAAATTAGCAGCACTGGCAAAAATTGATCTATTTAATGTACGATTATTTTCTGAATTTATTTCTAAAATGAAAAAAGATAATTTGTTAGAAAATACAGATATAATATATGGTGCTGGTATTTCAGATGGTAATAGACATAATCATGATGAGTTACCTTTTATGTTAGTTGGTAACAAACAAAACGGAAAACATTTTAGAGTTAAAAAAGAAAAACCAATGTGTGATTTGTTTGTTAGTATATTACATAAACATAATATAGATATGAAACATTTTGGAGATTCAACAGGAGAATTAAATATTGTTTAATTACCGTCAGAGTCTAATAATTTTGCTTCTAACCTTGTAAATTCAAATGTTGCGGTTGCTCCTATTTCCTGTGAGTCGTTATAATTCCATTGAATCTCAGAAAGCTGAGTCGGGAAAGCTCCGATATAATCCCATTGTATTTTTCTATTATGATATTCATCTAAACCGTAAACGGTTAAATTAGAAGAATAAATTGGTAACACTTTTCCTGGTTGATGATATTTTACAATTTCATCTTCATTTACCGTTCCTTCTCTTACGTCGTTAATTACATCTAACCATTTAAATATAGCCCAGTAATTGTTATACTCGTTATCTATCTTAAAATTTAAATTTAATGAACTGTAAGCAGGTCGTGCATGTGAACTAATTTTAATACTTTGCGATCCATATGGTAATGTTTGCTCTGGTACACTAATATTAGGTGTCACTGTTCCTGCGATACTAATTTCAAGACTGTTTGCGTTTATTCGATTATTGTTTCTACTATACCTGTCAGAAATTTCTTTTATACCTTCAGGTAAGTTTAAAACTAAGATAAATTTATCTTGTCTATTTTTATTAAGTGGTGCTTGATTCATAATTTAGACCAACCTTCTGCTTCTAATGCTTCTATATCTGTTGGACCTTCTTGTCCTAAAATATTTATGTCTTCAAAGTAAACTGGACTAGGATTCCAGCTATCATCTATATTTTGCATTCTATGATCTTGTAAGAAATTGCTAAATTTCTGATCTATATAATCTCCTAATTCTAGTTTTGCAGGACGTTGATTGTCATCTATTTCCATTACATTATAGTATCTTTGTACTACAGTATTTCTC